AGATGATGATGATGTGTGTCCACGATGCGGTAAGGAAGGATGTACGTGTGACCCTGATACCTGTGACTGTGAACCAGTACCAAAACAAGATGAATTAGTACAGGACTTTGAGGAGTAATGGCACCAAAGGATAAACCATACTCTGAAGACAATAAACCTAGAGCAGTCAATCTGGGTGCAAATTATAAGAAACGTAAAGGATCAGAGTTTTTTTCTACAAGTGTTACAGCTAGAAGTAAGAAGGGTGCAGAATTAAAATTAGGATATGAAACTGTTCAAACTAAAAGAAAACGACCTTTTGTATCAGAACGACATAGAGGAAAAAATCTACACGCTTCTGGAACACTACCTGTAGGTGGTGGTGTAAAACTTAGAGGAAGTGTAGACAGATTCTCAGACAAAGGGGCGTATCAAGTAGACGCACCGGATTTTAAAGGTTCTGGAGATTTTGGAGGTAAACCGATATATACTTATGGTGCAGGAATAGAAGGTCCAATGTTGGGTGGAACAGGTTCTTTAGATTATAGTCGCACACCCGGTGAAAAAGGAATCGGTAGAGCAAGACAAAGTTCAATTATGGGACGTTTATCTATACCTTTTAACAAAGGCGGCAAAGTCAAGAAGCGCGGTAAAAGAAAGAAAAAGTGACTGAAAGCACACCTAAACGTAGAAGTGGTAGACCAAAATTAAAAGAAGGCGAAAAGGGAAACTACCACGTATCAAGAGTTGAAAAAAAGAAACGTGCTACACGTAAACGAATTAAATCTCTAAAGAACGCAGAGGCAAAGGCAAAGAAAAAACTAGATTCTCTCAACGACAAGTCAGCCAACATCAAACACGCCGAGAAGTTAATGAGAAGCGGAGGGCTGGCAGTTGAGGAGAATGTTAAGAAGCTTCCTAAAAGTGTACGGGCAAGATTAGACGATCACACACAAATATTATTTAATCCTAATGACGGCCCACAGACGGACTTCTTAGCAGCACCAGAGAAAGAAGTGTTATACGGTGGTGCAGCAGGTGGTGGTAAGTCATTTGCTATGTTGATGGACTTACTACGCTACGCACACAATCCTAATCACCGCGCACTTCTACTCAGACGAACACTGGCAGAACTGACGGAACTGATAGATCAGTCACGTAAAATATATCCACAAGCTTTTCCCGGTGCAGTATTTAGAGAGTCAAAGAATACATGGTCGTTTCCCAGCGGAGCTACAGCCTTATTCAGCTACGTCGATAAGGATACGGATGCAGCACGATACCAAGGCCAATCATTTACGTGGATAGGTATTGATGAGTTAGGCCATTATCCCACACCGTACGTGTGGAACTATCTACGAAGTCGTCTACGTACAACCGATACAACTATCGACACGTACATGAGGGCTTCAGCTAACCCCGGTGGTAGCGGTGGTTGGTGGATTAAAAAGATGTTTATTGATCCTTCTCCACCCAACGATCCATTTTGGGCAACAGATGTAGACACAGGTAAAATACTTCTACACGGTGCCAATCATCCACAAAGACCGGGACAACCACTATTTCAAAGAAGGTTCATACCTGCAAGGCTAACAGATAACCCACACCTAGCAGAATCTGGCGAGTACGAAGCGATGCTGTTGTCTCTACCAGAAGTAGAACGTAGAAGATTACTTGAAGGAGATTGGGATGTTGCAGATGGCGCAGCGTTTTCAGAGTTTGATAGAGCAGTCCACGTTGTTGAACCGTTTGAGATACCATACAATTGGCCCAGAGTACGCGCTGCTGATTATGGCTACAGTAGTCCTAGTTGTGTTCTTTGGGGTGCCGTAGATTGGGACAATAACTTCTGGATATACAGAGAATTATACAGTGCAGGTTACACTGGTGAGACTCTGGCTGAAATGATTATGGCGCTAGAGGAGTTTGATCCACCAATGAATGTATCTGTGTTAGACGGAGCCTGTTGGTCAAAACACGGAACTGGACCTAGTATAGCAGAAACACTAACACGTAATGGTGTACGCTTCATACCCGCAGATAAAAATCGCATGGCAGGAAAAATAGAATTACATCGTAGACTGATGATGAATGAAAAGACAGGTGAACCACGTATGCGTATCTTTTCTACTTGTACTAATCTTGTGCGTACTCTTCCAACTATACCACTTTCTAAGACAAACTCTGAGGATGTAGATACCAAGGCAGAAGACCACGCCTACGATGCTTTAAGGTATATGTGTATGACGCGACAAACTGGACTACCACACGCAGGTATGATGAATAAAGTCAAAGAACAAACTTACACTCCAATCAATCAGATATTTGGATATTAATGAGATATGGCTGAAGAAGGTTTCATCGAAGAGTTTGATCCGTACAAAGATACACTCAATGATGTTATAAGAAAATATTATAAAGGGTCTACTAAGTTAACTCGTTTTACTTCAGAACGGGGTGCTGATTTCGATCTAGGTAATATGACAATAGCTGATGCTATTCGCCCAGGAGAAGATGGCAGTGCTTCCCCTATCAAAAAACGTCTTCAACAGCTTGAAAGAAAAGTCGCACAGAACGAAGCTAAACCAGCTACTCCTAGAACTTTTAGGCAACTTTCGCATTATATTTTAGGCGCAGCAAAAAGTCAATTATCAGAAGATCATCCTTTATACAAAGAAATTCCTACAGCAAAAATTAAAAGTGCGGAAGCTGAACGATTTTGGGGAAGCATTATTGCAGATAAAGGTCAAGCTGCCATATCGGTATCTGTACATCCAGAAGCTTTAGAAAATTGGGATAGAGAATTAAAAAAATACGAGACAGCTAATCCACACGATAAAGCCACTGTAGATTCAATTCGTGTAATGTACGGTATGGGTCAACGTCCTAGCACTATTAGTGAAATGGTGTACAGTGAATACTACACAAAAAATAAAGTTTTAGCTGTTATCCCTGAACGTGTAGTTTTTACTGATAAAGAAACTGGAGAAATAATAGAAGATTTTACTTTACCAGAAAACAAAGTTAAACAAGAAGAAGCAATAAAGAAAATCATACAACGAACAGGTGTAGCTAAAGGTCCACAAGAGATAGGTAGATCAAAAGCACTTATGCTTAATGTACCTGTTGACGAAGAGGTAGATGCTGCAATAGCAAGGAGAATGGCAGCTAATTCTCAAATACCTGAATTTTCAAAATTACTTGAAGATCGTGTTGAAAATGAATTTAAATTGTTTGTGTTTACCAAACCTGATGGTACGCGAGTTACTAATGCTGATGTAAACGAAGTTCTACGTCAGATACGTGTAACTTATCTTGATGAAGACCCACGTACAGGTCGAATGATAGAAAAAGGAATACTTTATGATGCTGAATCAGGGTTGTATTTTGACACATTAGCACCTACAGCTAAAGAAGTTAGAGAAGCTGGTGAACAACGAGGATATAAAAATCTTTCAATTAAAACAGGTTCTCAACTATTTAGAGGATGGTACGATTCTAGGCTACAAGCTGCAGGAGTAAGTGAAACTAGCGCAAAGATACTTCAAGGAAGAAGATTAGATATTCAAGGAGTTGGAGGTTACGGACATCCTACTGCTGGTCAAGTTGGTAAACCAATTAGAAACGTAGCTGTGAACGTAGGAAGGTGGACTGCTTCACAATCAATACCCGTAACAAGAGAAGAAATAAAACAGTACGGAGTAGACACTGCTGAAGAGGTAAAAGATTTAAAAGGACAAATAGTAGCTGGTCAGATAGCGGAAGGTAAAGCGCCATCTCCAGCTACTGCTAATTTTAGAACAAATCCCAATCCAGCTAATCTAGAACAAAGAGCTATAGAGGAAGCACCAGATTTAAGAGAGTCATTTGACTTATCTAAAGAAGTTAAAACAGCTGATCAAAGCAGTGCAAAGTTATTAGAAAATATTCAATATAAAAATAATATTGTAGCCGAATTACGTGGAGAACCTATACTTGACTCTAAAGGTAATCCTATATTCGAACCTACATTAGACATTCCAAAAGACGCTTTTGCAAATTTATCGAATAGTCAAATAAGTGATATTGCAAATGATTTTACCTCTAAAGATGAATTTAATTTATTTTGGAATAGACACGGAGACACATTACTTGAAGTAGATAATGTACAAGTCAGTGACTTTTTAGACGAATACAATAAGTTTAAACCTGCTACTGGACGAGGAATGCGTGGCGCAAGTATGCGACAAAGCGTGAAAGGTTCTCCTGATATGCCCGTTTCGAGCATGTCACCGACACAACAAAAAGATTTTGTGTCTCAAAATATGCGTCCTTGGGAAACTATGGATCAAGCTGAAGACAGGTTGCTTTTTAATTCTTCAGGTACTCTTGATAGAGAAACAGATACTCTAAGTAGTCTTTCACAGGAACTTAGGGCAAATCTTGACGCACCTCCTGTTGTGTCTCCTTCTCCGGTTGCAGACGTAGAAGCTGGACGGATTACTGGAAAAACGATTGGTGGTCCGTTTTCCATGTTGCCTGATCAAATGAGTGAACTTGCACTGACTAAAGATCAAATAGTACCACCTACTACTACGTCACCAGATGCTCCTGCACAAGGAGAACCTATTCCTGAATTTTTACAAGAAGGGCCAAAAACTGAAGTAGAAAAACCTAAAACTAGTCTTACCTCTAAGTTACTTAAATTAGGAAAGAAACTTCCTTTCTTGGGCGCAGCTTTTGGATCAGCATTTTATGCTTCAGAAGTCTTAGCTAATAGAAATTTCCTTAGAGAAAAAGCTGGTGAACTGTCAATTTCTGAACAAGATGATATACGTTCACAAATAGATATGGATACATTTAGAATGTTTGAAGAGTTAGCCAGCCCTTCTCCTGTTACTACAGGTGACGTAAAAGAAGCTAAAGACTATATTAATTTTCGTAATGCGGTAATGGATACGCCTGAATACGAACAATATTTAAGAGAACGCACTGCTGCAAAAGATGCCAGTATGTTTGATAGAGAAATGGGATTAACACAGAAAGGTTTTATGTCTACTCTTTCATCTGAAAGAGAAAGAGTGGGAGATTTAGTTGAATCTGACGCTTATAAAAGATTACAAGAAAGAGAGAAAGACATAGAAAAACGACTAGCGGCTAGACAACCTAGAGAGCTAGTAGGTGAAATAGATTATAATACGGGATTATTTAAAAACCAAACGGGCTTTGCCCAACGATAAAAGGAGTGAATATCATGCCAGCAGGTAACAAGCAAATGTACGGTAAGGGCTACATCATGGGTCAGATGAGCAAGCAAGGTGAAATGTCTGACGCTAATGAAAGCGCACTGTACCGTGAAGGACTTGAGTTTGGTGTCGGTACGAAGACAGGTGTTCTCACTGAGGACTTTCCTGCAGAATCCGGTAACAAGCACATGGGCCAAGCATCCATGATCATGGCGTCATCTAATCAAGGAATCTAAATCTCATGGCAGATGAATTCGATAACGAAGGCGAAGAAATGGTTGAAGTACCTGAAGCCAGAGAGGCAACGGGTATTGTCGGCACAATCATGGCGCGTTTTCGTGATGCTGAGTCAGGACGTAGACTAGAAGAAGAACGCTGGCTAAGAGCGTATAAAAATTACCGTGGTATGTACGATTCCAGTACACAATACCGTAGTAATGAGCGAAGTCAGGTCTTTATTAAAATAACCAAGACTAAGGTTCTAGCTGCGTACGGTCAGATAGTCGATATTCTATTTGCCAATAATAAATTTCCAATTTCAGTGGAATCAACACCTATGCCGATGGGTATTGATGAGTTTGCTCATCTGAGTCAAATTCCATTGGAAGAGGAAGAAGACATTTTAGATGATCCGATTGGTTTTGAAGGTGATGGTAAAGAACTTTTACCGGGAGCCACAGAAGCTACCTACAAACCTGAATCAGCAGAACTAGGTGGTCTTGAAGGAATGTACGAAGGAGCTAATCTGGCTTCAGGTCCAGCGCGTATAGGTGAACCACAAATAGAACCTGCGGCAGAAGCTGCGCGTATTATGGAGAAGTGTATACAGGATCAACTACTTGACACCAGTGCCGTCACTGTGTTGCGTCATGCTATCTTTGAGTGTGCGCTTCTTGGCACTGGAGTCATCAAAGGTCCGTTTAACTATAATAAAACTGTTCACAACTGGTCCGTTGACGAAATGGGAAATAAAACGTACGAACCCGTAGATCGTAATGTTCCTCGTATGGAGGCAGTTAGTTGTTGGGACTTCTATCCTGATCCTAGTGCTACAAGTATTGATGATGCCGAATACGTAATTCAACGTCATCGTATGAATCGTGAACAGTTACGTGATCTTATAAACAGACCACACTTTGATGAAGAAGCGATAAGCAATGTTCTTTCTGACGGACCAAACTATCAAGAAAGATACTTTGAAGCCTCTCTACACGCTAACGAAGATGATCCAACGTACTCTTCTAATCGGTACGAAGTATACGAATATTGGGGTAGTCTTGACAGTGCGTTAGCTGAAAACTTCGGAATGGACATGGAAGAAATCAGTAACGATCTAGACTCCATACAGGTAAATGTCTGGATGTGTGCTGGTGAAATACTACGTTTTGTGGTGAATCCTTTTATTCCTGCACGTATTCCATTCCATTCTTTTCCCTACGAACTCAATCCGTATCAACTGTTTGGTGTTGGTGTGGCAGAAAACATGGAAGACAGTCAGATGTTGATGAACGGTCATATGCGTATGGCTATCGACAATCTGGCTCTTGCTGGACATCTCGTATTTGACATTGACGAAACACAACTCGTTCCCGGTCAATCTTATGATGTGTATCCCGGTAAGGTCTTTCGGAGGCAATCAGGTGTAACCGGCACAGCGGTAAACGCAATTAAGTTTCCAAGTACTGCAGCTGAAAACATACAGATGTACGACAAAGCACGGCAACTGTCAGATGAACAGACAGGCATCCCTAGTATTGTTCACGGTCAGACAGGCGTAACTGGCACAGGCCGAACCGCTGCAGGTCTGAGTATGTTGATGTCCAGTGCAGGACTTAGTGTCAAGACTGTAATTAAAAACATTGATGACTTCTTACTCAAGCCACTAGGCGAAGCGTTCTTTCAGTGGAACATGCAGTTCAATGATGAAACACCTGAGAAGATTGGTGATCTTGAAATTAAACCAAAAGGAACTAGCGCAGTAATTCAAAAGGAAGTACGCACACAACGTCTTACAGCGTTACTTCAAACTGTATCTAATCCCATGTTGGCTCCTTTTATCAAGATACCCAATCTCATACGAGAGCTAGCAATTAGTCAGGACATTGATCCAGATGCGTTGGTTAATGATATCAATGATGCGGCTATCTTTGCAGAAGTACTGAGAGGATTAAATGAACGAACAACAGGCGAAGCTGCTCCTGCCGCTGGTCAACAACCAGCTGGCATGGGAGGGGCTGGAGGATTACCTCAAGGAGTTGGTGGAGCGCCACAGGATACGGCTGGTGGTGGAGGAATCGGAGTTGGAAATGCGCCGTCTGCAGGGGAAGCTGGGTTTACTGGAAACCTTGGTACGCCTGAAGGAATCGGTTAACGCTACGGTAAAGGCTCATAAACAGAATGGCTGAACAAACACAAGAACAAGAAACACAGCAACCAGCAATACAAAGCACTATGTCAGCTGCCCCAAAGCAACTGACATCTACAGACATACTGTCAAAAATGCAAACTGGTACGCCTCTTGTTCAAGGTGAAAAACTTCCTGATGTACCGAAAGGTATGTCTGCTAAAAGTTTCTATGGTCAGTTTCCCGGTGGAGCCGCTGTATACAGTCAAGCACCATTTAAACAGCCTACGTACGGTCAAGTTACAACGCCAATTACAACAACGCCCACCGCTCCTGTTTCTCCTCCTGCGGATACAACGCCCGTTGATACAGCGCCGGTTGTAGAGGAAGCAGAAGAGAATCTTTCAGGTGGACCTACAGCTGAAGATGTAGCTTTAGACGAAGCAGTTGCAGAATCAATCAGCACCAACACACAAATGGACGATCTGTTTGATCTTGATATAGATTCAGGTTACACGTTTGATTATGACCCTGATCTTACATTTACTGAAAATATTGCTAATGAGTTTAACGATTTTGGATTAGCTGTTACCGCTGACATTTCTAGTGTAACTGACGGCACAGTTGTTCTCAACGATATAGAAAAAACTCTGACTAACATTGGTACTAGTCTAAACACAGCTTACGATAACGCATTACAAGAAGGAGAAGATGCGTTACTATCTTTTATAGATGAAACAAAAAGTATTTTAAATGATATTGAAGCGTATGCTGCTAATCCTGAAACTATCGCTACAGATACGTATGATTATATTTCAAAAGAATTAAATGAGTTTTATGATAGTCTTTCTTTAATAACTCAACCAGATCATCCAGATTTTGATCTAGCGTTCCAAAATCTTGCTGTAGGTTTTACTAAATCAATGATGGGTGCTGTTATAGGAGCGGCTACAGGAGTACCAGTTATTGGTACGTTGTTTGTTGAGTTGGTAGTAAACTCTCAATTTTTCTCAGATGCAATGATAGGGTATCCTGGTCAGACCGAAACAGTTACAAAAAATTCAGACGGTACGTTTAGTGTAGAGTATAATCCAACAACCGTTGCCTTTTTTGATGGAAACGGAGTAGCAAGAGATATTAATGGAAAAGAAGTTCTAACTGGTCGTGGAGGTGTGGCTACTTCTGGTCCTACATTTGTAATTCCCGGTCATAGTATATTTGGTAGACCAACTTCATTAAATCGAATACCGTCTAAATTGGCAGATGTAGAAGGCGGTGGTGCTTTTAATGTGTATGATGATTATAACCCTGGAACAGATTTCACTCCCGGTACTACTGCTGCAGAACAAGAAGCTGCTTTAGCGGAAGGGGATGATACCCGTACTACATATACTACGGATGTAGATCGCGGATTTGGAAGAGATACTGATACTAAGCCTGATGATACTAAGATTGACCCTGCTACGATACAAGATTTTTCTGGCACTCCCACTGCCGATCCAGGGGTTGGTTACGTTGATACCTTTGGAGATGCGCCTTCTCTGCCTGAAGCACCTCCTGATACGCCTACAATAGCTGTATCTCCTGAAGTAGAAGAAGATGAATCTACTGCTCCACCTGCTCCACCTGCTCCATTAACTCCTTCGATAAATATAGAACCAATGGATAGGCCAGATGATGACACTGTTGTTGATTCGGGTGTAACGCCGTCAGGAATAGGGATGGGAAGTAGTGTTACTTCTGTTCAGGTAGAAGATACTTACGCCTATAATCCAAAGGCGGGCGTCCCGCACGATATAACAAGGGGAAGCGGTAACCTTATAGACGTAAGTATAACAGATGTTCATGGAAAAATTGATAATTTTACGGTTGAAGATATAGCAAATGGAAAGCAAGGTACTGTTACATTAGACACTCTATATAGCATGTTGGCTAGTTTGTATGATCCTTCTATGATGCCTGATCCAAGTAAAGGAATTGGCCGTGATCCTGAAGTCGTTAATAAAAGAGGTATAGATGCTGTTACGAAAGCTATTGCGGAAAAGGAAAGAGATATAATTCTTAAAGGCAGTGAAGGAACAGACACTGTAGTAAATAATCCGTACGAAGCTGCTGAAACGTTGTTTGGAGAAGGAGAAACGGCTTCTACAGCACAAGGCGCACAAGACGTAGCTGCTCAAGTAGATACGTTTAGTGATTATGGTGACGATTCTGACTCTGATGGTAGTGGTGGTGAGGCTGGAGATGATAGCGGTAAAATCATATGCACTATGATGAACCGCATGTACGGAATGGGCGAGTATCGTATTAAACAGTGGCTTCTCTACTCAGATCGACATCTCACTGCTGAACACCAACTAGGTTATCACAAACTGTACTGTAAGTTGGTGTCCATGATGCCTTCTAATAAGATTGTTGCTAAGATTTTGTCGCATATGGCTGAAAAGAGAACAGACGACATTGTAGCAGAAATGAAACACACCAAAAGAAGCTGGCTAGGTCGTACGTACCGTACACTGTTAATTGACAAACCAAGCTACATGGTAGGTTGGATGATTAAACGTAACTGGCTGCAACCTGCAGATATTTCAATATTAACAAGGAAAACATGTAATGGCTGAGATGATGGAACAAGCAGAAGGGTTTGCAGAACAACCTGCACCTGACATGGGAATGATTAACGAACCAGAAGCAATGCCGCCACAAGAAGGTGGTGAGCAATCTGTAGCTGACGACATTCCACAGGAAGCTGATGAAGGTGATTACATTCTTCCCTATGAGACAGTTCTGATGTACGGACTTAATCAACTTAACCGTTACGCCAAGGAAGCAATCAAACTTGCTATGGAGAATGATGTTGATCTTACGGGTACAAATCTCGATCCGACAGATGACGTTCCAATTCGTATCAGTAACTATGAGTATCGTATTCCTAAAGGTCTAGTACCGTTCTTTGGTGGTGGAAAAAAGTATCTTGATAAGATTCGTCAAGAAGGACTAGAGCTACGTCAACGTCTAGAAGAAGAAGGTGGTGAAGGTGTAGCTGAACAACAAGAAGCAGAAGCGCCAGTGCAAGAAGAGGGTTTTGCACCACAAGCCCCAATGGAAGCAATGCCAGCTGAAGCAATGCCAGCTGAAGCGATGCCAACAGCACCCATGATGCAAAAAGGTGGATTTGTGTTATCTAAAGATAAAGATGCGGAAATACTAGAACAAGATAAACCTGAAAGCGCAGAGTCAAAGCGCATACAAACACAACAACCCGCAATGGTAACACCGGACGGAAAAAGAACACAGCAAGGTCTGTCTGCACCCATGGGATATGCTAATGGTGGTGAGATTATGAACGGTCTAGGTTTTGCTATGCAAGATGTTACTCCTGCAAATGTAGATTCCTATCTGCAAAATGCGAAGGACGCAACTAACATGCTTACAGGTATGAAAAAAGCGTTTGTAGAAAAACAACGTACTGATGAAAGACTAGCTTAATGTTTACCGACCAGTTTATTGACTTTGTTAAATATGTAGAGAACGGACCAAAGGTTGGCTGGGACGAAGAAAAACAACTTTGGTTTCCACACCGTTCACCAGAAGGGGG